CGCCGGTGAGTTGTTTCACCGGCTCGAACCAGTCGTTGTGTAGTTGAGGAACGCCCTTCGAAAACACGGGAATCCGACTTCGTATTTTTTGCAATGCCTCATAAGATCCGCGAATTTCGGGCTGAAATCCAAGATCTAAAACATAGCCGTATTGATTTGGCGCTCGGGTGTTGGAAGCAAACTCTCCACCGTCGGACAAATATCTTTCGGTAAACGCACTCATAGTTTGACCATACTGCCCGCCCGTCGCAACGTGTTGTCCAACAACAAGGGCAGCTCCGGTTGCCTGTTTTGCAACAAGCTCGCGCACGCGATTGATTCGATCTTCTGCTGAAATGTAGGGCGATCCATTCAAATCGATCAGCTCGCCGACAAAATCCATCATCGGCAATGCAGATCCAATGTATCTCAAGGTTGATAGACCAAGATTTAAAACAATTGAATCGGCAAACTCCGAGTTGTCATTATTGATCAGGGTATCCCTGGAATCGGCCGCGAGCGCTAACAACCCGGACAGGGGATCATAGCGCTCGTAACTGATGTATTCATAACTGCCATCTTCTTTTTTAACACCAAAAGAATAAGGTTTATGCCGTTGCAACCATTGACCTCGCTGCTTCGCATCGGTCGGCCCATAGCCCGTCATAATAATATCTTCACCGTACTGTCCGCTGGCCAAACTCATAATGGTTGCACCAACCCCGGTCCCGACCATAACCTTCGACATCTGCGCCCGCATCTTCGCGACCGTTTCGGCGTCAGCCTGGCCTTTGGTCACTTTTTGATGTAACGCTCGTAGGGCGTTAACGGTCGGACTAACGATCCCAAAGGGGGAACGCTCATAAACGCGAATCGCGATGTTAGTCGGCGTTTTGTAAAACGGTATCCAAATTTTCGAGATCGGGTGGTTTACGATCGGTGTGATTTTTTTAAAAAGATCCGGTAAGTCATTTTGGAAGGTTCCCATACGCGCAAATTCATTGGCTTGGGTAAAACTTTCCTCGGAGTAAATCGTCGATAACCAGCTTTCGTTTGCCATGGTTGCAGCATCATCTTTGCTTGCTCCGTTTTTCATGGCCAAGCGATAGGTATCGTACTGAGAGCGTGTCGCTAGACTTTCTAACTCCATGCCTCTCAATAGCGCTTTAAAAAATTCATCAGTGGCCACCATAGGCCGGAACCCCTGCATCCGCATAAAAATTCCAAAGCCGTTTAAAAATTTCGCCGCCGCACTTTCAGAATCCATTTCCCAGGCATCAGCGCTTATTGCGCGAACATTGTTTGAATCAAATTTAGTGGTAGCATCGGAGGCTTGCTCGGTCTTCAAAGCACTCCAACCAGCTCGCAAAGCTTGCGGCATATACCTGGCAACCGCGGATACCATTGACAATGCCTCCCGAGGGCGGCCTTCAAAAAATCTTTCAATGGGCAGGATCGTCGTCATAATCGAATTTCCAACCAAGTTGTACATAAAGGTTATCGGATTTGAAATTAAAGAGCTTTGATAAATCTCGACCAGGCTATCGCCGGTTTTTCTTGCGAGGCTACGCTTGGCAAACGTTCCGCGTTTATCGGTCGGTAACTGTCGGTAGAGCTCGAGAAATAATTTAAGTTTGTCGCGACCGCCATAATTTTGTAAAAATTGTTCTGCGTTTGCTTTTGTTATAACCGCACCGCCTTGATCTGTTCCAGTCACTTGAAACGCGGCGCCATCACGACCGGCCATAAGCTGACTCATTTTATCCATTCGAGCTTTGCTCGGTCCCGCCATAATTTTGTTCATAACCAAACCACGGCCAAGATCTTCCTGCACGCCCACCAATTGTGTCAGCGCATATCCCGTGAGACTAATACTTTGTGCCGCGTTTAGTTCATCAACCACATCACCCGAATCACTAGCTTTGTTTAGAAGATCCAGTGTGACTTGCTCCATCGAGGCTACCATGTTTCGAGCTCCAAGCAGTTCGGCGTCGGTGAACGGTCTGTCGCCGGGAGCCCTATTAAGGAGCATTAACATAAGCGTGTGACTGTCCAACCGATTTGCATCTTCAATAACTTGTTGGAAACCTCGCTGACCTTTGCGTAAGATTTTTTTACCCCCTGGACCAGCGTCGTTTTTAAACTTATCAAACATCAGAGCGATAAGTTTTTTTAAATCATCTTCTGAATTAATTTTGTTCAAATTTGGTCGAACTCCGGTAGTGTCTAAATCTGTAGCTTTCAACCCTGCTTTTATGTCAGCAACCTCTTCCGGGCTCACCTCTCGAGTTTCGATCGTGCCGTCGTCAGCAACTTTGCTAACAGGCTCAATAATTGGCTGTTGTTTTTTTGCAACAGAAGTATCAGGATTCTGTGGATTTTTTACAACAGTGGTTTCCATTTGCGTCTGTCCCGGCGGCTGTTCAAACGGCTCACTCGGGCCTACCGGAACTAACTTTTCGTCCGGGATCTCTTGATCTACAAGTTTGTCGAGCTCCTCACGCGTTCGAATCCGCTCTTTGGAATTTCCCGAGAGCACATCGACCGCACCAGATATTTGGCGCGACAATTTTGTTGCCATTTTACGCGAAACAGTAGTCACCATTATTTGGGCCTCCGGGGATAACTAACGGGTTTTTTGGGAGTTTGACGCGCTTTGCTTTTTTCTTGAACGAGCGCGTAGCGAGCTTTTTGCTCATCAGTCCAATTGGTTTGATCAGGTGTGCTCATGGGTCCTCCATCGCCGGTGGTTGTGGAGGACGTTCGCCTAACACTGAAGGATCAGTGTCAGGGGAGGGTGCTATTTGCTCGGCTGCTTCTTCTTGCTGGCCTCGGTACTTGCTGTTGTAGTCGAGCTTTGTCCACCCGTAATCTCTGACGATTTCGTCTTCGACTGCATCGACCCTGTCTGCAAGTTTGGTGACGATACTATCCACCCTTGCTTGAAGATCCGGTCGTCCGGGGAAAGCTCCTTCCAAATAATTTCTGCCATTAGGTTCCTCTTTCCAACTACTTATTACGTCGCCTTTTTCATTATATACTTCATTAGTGACATACACCTTTTGAGAAGCTGCTGTACCAGCTTCTAACTTGCCACTAGGTGTAATTATATCAGACATCTCCATCTTTTTTAAAACTTTTCTAACTTTGTCTTGGAAATCTGTAAAATCCATCTTGCCACGTTCACCCATCCAATGAACAATATTCACACCTAATTCTGTAGACGCTGGTGAGAAATCATTTGATTTAAACTCTTCGGTTAATAACAGATCTAATTTCACCATTTCTTCATCAGTAAAGCGTCTTCCAATATCAACAGCGACAGCATCCCTATCTTTTGCATAACCTTTTTTTACAAAAACTCTATGCGCTCCTACGCTATCTTGTTTTAACAATATTCCTTTTGCTACAGCATATATCTTCACAAGATCTATCGCACCCTGTTCCACTTCACCAGGCTCGCCTTTATATTGCGGCGGCATTAATGCATATGTTTGGGTTCCGGGGCTTAAAACTCCTTTGTATATTCCTGGAGCATCAAAACTACCGGGTGAAAGCAAACCGACTTCTTTAGCTATTAAATCCTTACCGTCGTCGTTTGTTAACGCTTTTGACATTCTCAAATGAAAATCAGCTTGCTCTTGCATCGGCGCGTCAAATAATTCTGGGAAATGGCCGCTACTTTTTGATGGCTTTGTTTCTGAGGAAATTTGACCTAGATTCTTTTTCAAAGCATCAGAATAATCAAATTTCATTTCGGATACAGGCTTGCCAGCTCGATCTGCTTTTTGCTTTACCCACATCGCAGCTTGCACTTGGTAAGGCGTCCAGCCTAGTTTGTCACCAATGCGGGTAACTTCTTTTTCAATAAAATCATATTGTTTTGGGCTAGGCGCGTCATTCTCAAAACCAAAAACTCTCATCATATGCATATCCACAGTCACGCCTTGTGCTCTGCTCGGATCTACTACTGCCATTATATTGTTATAGAAAGTATTTGTTTTTCTCCCTGGCCAGTCCTCGCCGTCAAACAATTTTTTTAAACGATCGCTTTGGGCTGTAGGAAACTTTCCTGTGCGAATTTCTTTGCCAGCTCTGTGTTGGTAATATGCTTGAATAGCAAACTGAAAGTTTGTTAGCACAGGAGTTGATCCAGAACTTGTTATGGCAATAGCTTGTGCAAGCTTATCAGTTTCTTTTACATCGCCATCTAACAAATCTAATAATGCACGGCCCGAGCGCTCATACCAAAACCGTCCCTCTTCACCAGCTTTAGCAATCTTCATCATATTGTTTCTAAGCGCTGCTAGTTTTTGTGGGCTGTCTAATCCTGGCGGTGCGCCAACATATTGGCCAGTTGTGCCTACGCGTTTTGGTGGCACGACATTGAGGTTGGTTAAGTTTTCGACGCCTTCATAAACTTGTCCAGCTTTTTCAGTAACTGCTTCAGCCACACCTGTTCCTGCTCGTCGAGCACCCTCTACAATTGCTGGAGAACCAGCAGCAAGACGATCACCCACCACGGCTCCGACGCCACCGGCAATGGCTGTTTGTGTTGGGTCAAATTCTTCACGAACGCCAGCGCCGATTTCAATGTTTTGTTGCGCGGCGTCATACGCTGCCGTGACAGCAGCCGCGTCAACTCCTGTCAAAATGGTCGCGAGGTTTGGTTTACTCAAAATACTTTCTTTCAGCAGCGTTTTAAACCCAGCTTTTGACAACTTCTTTGCGCCACCCTTAGCCACAAACCCAACACCCAGTGTTCCTAGACCAAACAAATTTGATGGATCGGCCAGGCTCCAGGCTACTTGACGAAGAGTTGAACGCAAATCTAAACCTTTGCGATCATACGTTTCCATCAAATAATACATGGCGCTTTGCACCGGCGTTGGAGCTTGCAAAACCGTATTTGTGTTCACTAGCATGGCCGGCAGATTTGCTTCAAACCGATCCATAAAATCAAGACCCCATTGTGCGACGTCTTTATCTTCTCCTTCAAATGCTTTGTCCTGTGTTGTTCTGTACAGAATTTTGGAGCTCGCAATCCAGGCGGGATCTGTCAACTGCGACCCTTCGTCCTGGGACCGAATATCCTCAAAATCCTCGGGCGAATATTTCAACACGTTAACGCCTCGAATTTTGAAACGCTCAAGATCATACTGAGCCATGGCTTCTTCATTTTCCAGGTCCATATCCGCCGGGTATTCGCCGTGAGGCAGGGGCACTTCGCCGTAGCCTATTTTCTTTTCTCCCGTCGCTGGGTCAGTGTAGGCAAATCGTTGTGATCCGCGTTTTAACTCGTGATCGATAAATTCGTTTTCAAACTCATCACTCATCTTTTGTCTCTTTTTTTCTGTCGGCAAACTCTTTTAACTGTTCGTTAATTTGTGCTAACTCTTCTCTGTCAGGCTCAGTTAACTGGTCTTTTTTAAGTAGAAAGTTTTTTCTTTGTTGCAACTGATCAACTGACTTTGGTTCTTCTTTTGGCTGAACTGTGGTAGCAGAAAACTCGCTGCGTATGCGCTCAAAGTTATCTTGAAACCACAGAAAACCGTTAAACGATTCTTGATTTACTTTTGCCTCAAACAAGGCTTCTTGAGCTTGCTTCAAAACCTCGCCACGAATATTGTAGTTTTGCGCTCGCGTGCCATCAGGCACTAAACTGAGAAAAGTTGGTGGGGCCATTTTTAAAGTAGCACGAACAAGAGAATCAACCTGGGATATTTGTTTGTTTTGAAAGGCCGTATAAAGTTTAAGATAATCGTTAAACGTTTTTTCAGTTAAATCGTTTTGATAGGTAATTAATTCCTTCATGCTAATAAGCGGCATCTCGTTAAATCTGAGAGCGGCGTTTAGAGTGTTGACCACCTCGGAGTTGTCAACGGCGGCATAAGCCCCTTGCTCGGTCGTAATCAGTTTATTAAGTTCGGCGGGAATCGGCTCACCTGGCGCTTTGTTTCGAAACACCGCGATTGATGACTCAATCATTCGCGATCGCGCATCCGGGTCTGGATTGCCCATCGCAATTTGAATATCATTTGTTAAATCACTTTTAGCATCATCAACGTCAAACTTTTCTTTTTTTCGGCGATCCTCATCAAACTTATCAAGCGCGTCGAGTCTTTTAATAAAATTTTCAGCAATGATCTCTTCAACATCGGTGTAACCGTAAGACCGAGCTGTTTCCACTAACTCCATATCATACGGCGCTAAACCTTCAAAGGATCCTGTTAAAATGTTTTCAGCAACAACCCGCATTTCCTCTTCGGAGTACACAATGTCGGTAAAGTATTCGGCTATATTGGTTTTAATATTGTCGTTGAGATCTTTGGCGATCGATTTTAACTTTGATTCATCGCGATAAATGCCAGAAGCTTTTGCCAAAATGTTATCGCGCTCGGCGATCAAAAAATCAATAGCATTTAAATTTGAAACTTCCAGTTTGTTTTCCTGTATAAATGCTTGACGATCGGTTCCAGAAAGATCTTCTGGAATGTTGACGATGCGGCCATTGCTCCGAAAAACCGGTTCATTAATGTCTTTATTCGCCAACAAATTTTTTGTCTGGCTTTTGAATGCCTGAATTGATCGCTGAAAATCAACTTCTCTTTTTTGACGACCAACCGTAATGTAGTTTTGTGCGTATGCTGAATAAGTCGTGTTTGCGGCAAGAGACACACTGGCGCGCCACTTTCGCAGCGCCGCAGGATCTCCTAACCCTTCAAAGGCTTCACTTAATCCCACAATGGTTGCTTGTAGTTGATCTTTCACTTCTTGCGGCGAGCTCTCCAAACTTAAAGCTTGAAGTTGGATAGCATCAAACTTTTCAGCGGCGATAACTTTAAGCGAATCGGCCAGAGCTTCACCGGCAGCAGATCGCGCCGCAACATCGTAGACATTCATTCCCTGCGGAAGATTCTCTAAAATATTTTTTGGTTCAATTCGCTGACGATTAGCTTGAATAACATCGTCATTGGTTGCTTTGCCATCAATATTGTCAAGAACAACTTGGTTTTCGACGCGCTCTTGGTCGCTAAAAATATCACGCAATTGAGCCAATGTAGGCACGTTTTCGACCCCGTATTCGATACCTTCTTTCTCCGCATAAACCGCCAGGCGCTTGTTAGCAAACTGGCGCATCGACTCGGCGGCCGAATACAGTGCGCCATACGCATCCGATTCAGCCGTCAGGTCCACATTTGTGCCTGACCGGAGGTTGATTGATTGCGGCGTTGATCGGTACTGAATAAGCTCTGCCATTAGAAGATCTTCTCCGATTTAGTGTCGCTTGCAAATGGGTCGTACCCGGAAGCCGCAATGTCTGAGCCACCTTGCAAGAGAGTTTGAGCTGCCATGAGATTGCCCGCGCGTTTCTTCATTTTGCCGGCGTATCGCAACCTTTCAGCTTTAGATTTACCAAGCGAATGCGCAATGATGGCGTTATCTAGACTTGAGTAGTAACTAGAGACCGCGCTGTCTAAACTTAAATTGTTAATCATCGCAATTGAGCTTGTAGGACTAAAAGGATTGAGGTTCCCAGCCGCGCCACGAGCAACATTCGCTGCCAGCACCGCGTTAATTTTGCGCAGCTCTTCAACGCCTTTTTCTCGAGCTTCCAAGGCTTCGATGCGAGCCCGAGCTTCTTCTTCCGCAGCTTGCCGGGATGCTGCGCGTTCAGCCGCTTTACCGGATAGATGTGCGCCGTACGCACCAACGACACTGCTGGCAACACTGAGTGCAAACATTGCTGCTTGTTTCATTGGCCTAAACTCACTTTATATTCGAGCGCTAGTAGAGTAAAAAACAAAGGGGCGCTTTGTCCGATCGTTAAGGCAGGAGCCCGCGAAAAACCGAGAATTGGTCCTACCTTTTTTGTCCCAGTAAAATTGGTGACGCCCGCCCCAAGGGTCAAGGGAAAGGATCGGAACGGGACGTCTTTGGAGTTGATCGTTAAATTCTGAGTGTTATACATGATCGGAGTCGCTTCAACAATGCGACGACGCTGCGCTTGAACGTTACCGCTTGAGAGCCGTGGTTCGAACGGCATCGTCTTCATTGTAACGGTGTAGGGCAATCCGACTTCCGTATAGGTTGTTGGGCCAACATCGGTTGTGATGGCGCTGCTGCTCACTGTTTTTTGCGCTAAAACATTGTCATCGCGAATCACGTCAACTGTTGCGCCTTCAAGATGCGACAAACCGCTGTGCGTGGTTCCATCGCCATCGGTTGGGATGGCTTGATCCGGTGCAACAGCCCCCGAAAAATATTGTATTGCTGCGTCTGTTGTTCGATTTTCATCAAAAACTTCCAGGTAATAAACAGTTGCAGAGTTAATGGTTCTTTTTGTAATCACATAAACATCGTCGTTATCCACGGCAATGTCGACAAATTCGCCACTCGTAGTAAATTTACTTGCAGCAACCACATTTTGACTTCTTAGCAGTGTAAAGTTTGCCATGCTTCCATCAGAGTTGATGAGAAAGAGTCGATCGCCCTCGGTGCTTGAGCGCGAAACTTTATAGGCCATTCGGGTTGGAGTGCTCACTAAGTGACTGCACAAAAGACTAATGTTAGCTACGGCGTAAGTCGTTTCTTGATCTGAATACGTAAGCTCTCGGATGCCTTTACCACCGCGCGCCACAAAATACGTTCCTGTTTCAGATCCCACCGGATTTATATCTGTTTTGGATCCCTGCCTGGTCGCTTGTTTAACAACAAAATTTGATGGCGTAAGCGGCGATGTGTCAGGCTGCGGCACATAATATTCTGCGCCGGTTGTAAAAATTTGAAGATCTCGACCCGATCGAATTGACGTAATTTCATTCACTTGGTCGGTTGATATTTCGGCTTGAATGGCATCGTCATCCAGACCATCGGTTTGCCTAAAATTAAAAAAATCACCTACTTTCGAGCCAAAAATCATGTTGGGATTTGTGCTATTGCCACCGACAAACAGACGCCCTTCGTGAAAAGTTCCACACGAACACCCACCACTAGCGTTTTCAAGTCTTTCATCGAAACCCGTGTTAACCCGCCAAGTCCCAGAGGCCATGGCGCTGGTGTCAAAGAAACTGGTTTGCGTGACCGCTTCAACTACCGTGGCAGAAACGTATTTTGTAATCCGCGCTGTTCCAAAACCATCGGTGCTTTCAAATTGCTGGTTTTCATGGTCGGCTGAAAAAAAGGATGCGCCGGCCGTAATCGTGATATTGCCGCTGGTCGCACTCGGAGTCGCAGTCGTGTTGCCATCAGTGGCTGCTGTGCCACTGCGGACATACGGTCGATTCGCAGCCGCAACCGGAGAGCTGTCAACGGTCCAGGTCGAGTTGGTAGCGCCGCGCACGAAGGTCTGCATACCGGCAACCGTAAAAACCACCAAGGTATCGTGGCTCTGTGTAAAGCCAAACTTGTCAGCCAATGTTGCTGACGTCAATCCTGTTGCCAAATAGGCGTTGCCCGATCCATTAATGTTTGTGATCTGTTGTTGGTTTTGGAAGACGTACATACGTTGATGCACAAAAATTAAAATGTAGGTTTGTGTTTCAGAAAACTCAAAGGGCACAATTCGTAGCCCATCTTGCGGATTTTGTGAGCTTGGAATGGTGAAGACGTACTTGAGACCTTCGCGCCGACTCACGCCGCCTTGCGGTTGAACCACCACGTTGGTCAGTGTTTCCATCCCGTTGTAATATTGTTGCAAATCGACTCGGCCCCTAACCAGCGGATCAAGCTCGCCGCTCGTAAAATTGGTTTGAATCTGAGCCAGGCGCGTCATCGCACCGCCGTTAATGGGTAGTCGTTAATAAAGTTCGGGGTTTGCCCGGAACCATCGATGTTCGCTGCTTGCCTAAAATAACCGCCGCGTCCATTCTCGGAAGGATTGCCAAGCGCAATGGCGCGCCAATAATCACCCTTAGTAGTTTGATCGGTCACCGGCTCGGCTAAATGCCAGGTCATTTGATAAATAAGAAGTTGCACAAAGTAGGGCGGCAAAGAAGCTTCAGCAACGTCTTTCTGGTAATCAATAAAAATCGTTGTGGCATCGGTCATCAAGTATTGACCACTAATGTCCCAGTCTTTGAACTGGGCTGCGCCGGCAGCGCTGCTGGTAAAAACGGCGCGCGGAACGTGCGTTATTAAATCGCCCGGCAAAAGATACTGATAAGTCCATTCGGTTGTGGGCGAACCACTGTCTTGGGTTAATTCTTGTTTGGCTAAGCTAAAACTCCAGGGGTACATCGAGAGTGTTAAATTTTTAACACGGGAATAAAAACTGTTACACAAAGATCCCGCCGTTGTGCCGTCTGTAAAAGACGTAATGCCCTCGGCTCCGAGAAGGAGGAGGGCATCATTGCAAATGCTTACGTCTGAATCGCCAATGGCCATTCCAAAAATCCTTTTAAAAAGAGGAGGGGAGCACAAGGCTCCCCCACCACTTAGTCTGAGTCAGTCGCTGTTACGGTCAACCCGTCGGTGACGTCAATGGACGTGCCGCTGACGCTGGCGACAAAGCAAATTGAAACAACTTGCGTCCCGCCGGTTGAGGTTCGAGCAAAGATAATGTCTCCCACTTCGAACAGATCGGCCACTGTCGTGAAGTAGTTTGCCGTATTCACAGTGGCAATCGTATCCGTCGTCGCGTAGCTGAACAAGGCGGGAGCGTTTCCGCTCTTGCTTGCGGAGATTGTGTTGAGTCCTGCTGCATCAAAAGCCATATGAAAATCTCCTTTAAATTATAAGCGACAAGTAATGGTTGCAATGGCTTCATCATCCACGGCAACAGCACCAGCGCTAAACATTGAAGTGACTAAGAAAGATGTCTTCTCAGCAACGTAATTGATTTCAATTTTTGGCCCGAGGCCAACGGCGCACCCGATCGAGTTTTTATGCCAGGCATAAATGGTTCGATCTGTACCGTCGTCGGGTAAACCGCCCTCATCGCGATCGCCCATGACTACAATATTGAATCCTAAAAATTGATTGATTTGACCATCAACCAAAGGTTTGACTTGGTTGTAATCAATTGAAGTCGCTGTTGAATCGGTCAGCAGACTTGCTAGGGAATCAGCGTGGATCGCCATATAACGATCCGATTGAGGAACGTTGTTTTTATCAAAAAGTTTTTTAGTCTCCCTGATTTTTCCGACGTTCAAATTGCTGGCTGTTGCCGATCCGCTGGTGACAACGGTGTTTGCAACCGTTTCGGGGCTTGAAGCTGCACCGAGAGCATCAAGGATAACTTGATCTTGACGTCGCGCCATAGCCTGGCCAACAACTTGAGCCAGTTCATTGCGCTCGTTAAAGTTGACTTTTGCTTGATGGAACACGTCGGTGTATTCGCTTGCCGCATAATCACTGAGCGTCGCGGTTACTTGGGAATACGTCACATTAAGTGGGACCACATCACTTTGTGGAACTCTAATCGAAGCTACACCTTTTCCGATCTTCGGGAATTTATAGGTACTACCTTCAACGCCGGTACGCATTCTGACGGTTCCGTCGAGAACGCTGGCGCCTTGCATAGCTTGATGCACTTCGGCATCGAAGAGCTGGACAAATGCGTTTGAAATTGACACTGCCATTTTTAGTCTCCTAAAAAAATTAAAAAAAAGTTTTTTTCAGGTTATCGGCAATGCCGGCCTATTGGTTTAACCGGCCCAAAAGGTTATCGATTATGGCAAAGTTATCAAAAAAAAAGGCTGTTGTAAAGCTAGATGTAGTATTTAGCGTTTAGACAACCACAATATGATGACTTAATCCTTTACTTTTTCTTTTTCGCATAACCTTTTAGCTGAAAAAAAAGGTAGACATTTGTATGCCTTCGTGCTACGCTAAATTTACTCAATCGAAACGTACTAAAATTTGTTTCAACAAAAAGCTCAGTTAACTCCAATTAGCTGGGCTTTTTTCTTTGTATCTTCCTTTTTTTATTTGTAGAAATAACCTGCTTCTAGATTAAATTGCAATTGCGTTGGATGTTGTTTTTGCCCTCCTCTCTGCATTTGAATTATGCCAAATCTAGGTGCTTCATGAAAAAAGTCCGGGTGGATCTTTGAATGAACCTTTAGTAACTCTATACAGTTTTTTTTCATATCCTCTATATCTTGCACTTTTAGAAATGAGATCATCAATTTTATAGATGGCAGATTCTACAGAGTTGAGGTTTTCTGAGTATTTTGTTTTATGTATCAAATAATTTGGCGGAAACTTATCATTATCATATGCAAACTTAAACAAAATTTAGGTCGGCTGCGCCCTTTTTTTACTGGAGAATTGTGACCGTACGGTCCTTTTCCTGGCATATCTAACCTCCTTGATGTGTCCCTGGGTACAGTTTTTCAAATTTCTTTTCAACTTGGCGAGTGTATTGGGGATCGACGCCATATCGCTCATCGCTCATCATTTGTCGCGCCTCACTTTCGGTGAGATCTCGATCTTCATTTCCTGCGTCAACCGCCATCGTCGGCAAAGTGCGCTCGCCCATCATGGCTCGCATTTTTTGAATGAGCCGTTGACCATTAGCTGTCTGACCTAAGACCTCGAGCTCGGAGTATTCTTGCTCGGTGATTAAGTCTTTTTGAACCATTGAGCGACCCCAGCGCACATTTCCTTCAATGATTTCATTCGCGTTTTTACCCAAATCCGCACGTTCACGCTCAATATCAATAACTTGGTCTTCAAGATTTTCACTGTTCACCTCCAAATATTTCGTCGATAATTCTTCAAAAGCATCCTGGCTAATACCGTGGTCTTTGGCCCACGTTTTAAAAACATCAACCGTTGGGTCATCGGCAGCCACGCCAGCATCCACAATTGATTTAAGATCGTATTCCTTCGGAGCTTTGTGCTTTCCGGCGCGCAATTTGTTTTCGAGCTCGGCATAACTTTTAGCTAAACTTTCATTATCAATTTTTTCTTTCTTCCAGAATTTTTCCGGCAACCATTCGGGTCGCTCTGCTTTTTCGGCGGGCTCTTCTCCCTTTGGTTGATCCAAGTGAGCCATCGGCTCGGGATCAGCCTCCACCTTTTCTTCAACTTCGACTTCAGCGTTAGCCATTAAACCAACTTTTTCGTTTTCTGATTCTGCTACAGGGTTATCGACTTCACTCATTTTCGGCCCTTTCTATTCGGTTAAAAATTTCTCTAACAATTGAATTTTGACCTTCCCGAGCATACCCAAAAGAAGCATCAACGCCGGGAACCCACGCTGGCTGATCCAGCGTTTTGGTTTTTAAATAGTTTAAAAATTTTTTTCCATCAACTGTTTTAAAAGCACGCGCGCACGCCAGATCGATTTCTTTTTGTTCTTTCGTAATTTTGGTTTTTTGTGTATCAGCAACGGTCGCATTCAAACCACTCCAGCCGGGTGTGTTAATGGACCGGACGGTCATTGCATTGTGCCGTCCATGGCAGCGTTCACTTGTTCATCACTCGGAACGTTCACGTTTTGCTGCGCTCTCTGCACATTTTGCATGACCGCCTGGGCTTGTTGAACCATCTCCGCACGCTCCTGCGGCGACGTTCTTATGGACTGCGGAATACCGATCAGATCAGCCGCGTAGTCGGCCGCACGCTCCATATTCATAATCATCGGTAACATTTGCGCGCCCTGCGGTCCCAGGCCCTGGGCCATCGCGACAAAGGTTTGCAGTTCGTTCAGTTTGTCCATGTTTTGGGCCATCGCTAAAGGAGACTGCGGTTGCACTTGCACTTGTAGACCGTTTACTTTCAACGGCATTTGAATCAAACCTTGCTCATCCATTATCGTAAGTGTTTGCCTGACGATCGGAATCATCGTTTCAGAAATCAGCCTACCAAAAGCACTACCCAAATTTTGGCTGAGTTCTTTCATTCTCTCCGCAACCTCGGTCGCAGACCGAGCACTCATTGTGTCCGGAGGTAAGCTTTCATCGTACAAACCTTTTTTGATGGCCATGCGCATATCGGCTGACACAATTTGAGACATTTGCGCATCGCCTGATCGTGGTAGCGGCAACAAACTCGGACCCGCGCCACCACTGGCGTTTGAGGCCACTGGAATGATCGCCCCCGGCACAATAGAAATCGTTGAGGGATTAAGCACCCCGTCATCTTTCGCCGTATAGACCCCGCCAATACTCAGGCTCGCACCTTTGAGCGTCAACTCGGTGACTTTATTCAAGGTCTTTGTGTCCCCTAAAACACTTAATGCCGGTCCTCTACCGTAACGCTCACCCGCCACTTTAAGCCACCGACTCACAATGTATGGGGAATTTTTCAATTCATCATAGACCAAAACATTTTCAAACGTTTTGTCGGTCACATAGTAGCAAAACAATTTTTTCGAACTGTCATAATAAATGCTTTCACACAAATCGACGAGCTCTGTCGGGCGCTCCCGATAGCTGTCTTTCATGGACTTGGGAATCTCAGCGTCAGGCCATTCGCGCGCAATGTTCTCGAAAGGTCTTCTTTGTTTGCGATAAACATTTTCTACGGTCCCGTGCGGGCCTTCCTCAAAGGCAATTTGAAAAGGGCTAATGGGTGTAAATTTTATCGGCTGGGTATCATCATCACCTTTTTGAATCATCATCACGGCCGTGCCGATGCACAGGTCGAGCAGAAATTCTCCCATGGCCAAGTCGAACTGACTCTGTTTCATCGTATCGAAAAGGACGTCAGTATAGACATCTAAACTTTCTTGCAAGATCGGTTTGGCATCTCGCGGAATTTGATTGCCCGCGATGAGGCGACACCAGTTTCGCTGCGGCGGGAACAACCCACTTTGAATACGATTCGCTAAACGTTGCAACGACATTTGTGCCGTGCTGTCAAAAACAGGATCGGTCTTGTCTTGACCCGGCACATCGGAATCTCCGTAGCCGTCATACTGGTTTCGGTGCGGCAACATGAACCGGTACGCTTCTTCATAAATCGTTCGCCACTGTTCTTTGTGACGGTGCGCCGTTTCAAATCGTTTCTTTAATTTTTTCGGATCAATTGACATTTACACACTGTAAGTGCGGCGTTTGCGGGGAACTCCCAGCGTTTCTTGCAACGGCTCAACACCTTTGGCGGGATCATCGCGCAGCGGCGACATAAGCCCGGCTTGTCGGCCTGATTGCGCACGACGACGACGGGCTAACGATTTTTTTTGCTGCCGTTCATCCGCTTCGACGCGCTCTTCACGTCGGGTAGTCGCCTCGCTAACCTCCGGGGGAGGAGCTGGGGCTGGTGCTGGTGGAGCTTTGAAGATACCGCCCATCTAAAACAACCTCGCAAATAAAGTAAAACTTGAACCATCGGGCGCATAATTGCGCATAACGCCTTCCTCGACGAATCCTACCCTTTTTATCCACCGTAAAAAACGTACGTGACTTGTACGTATGATGACCTGAATGCGTCTGAGCTGTTTTTTTTTGGCAATGAAGGGAAAAAAGCGGGTAATCGCCCGCTGAAAAGCTACAGTTTCGCGGCCTAAGTCTTTATCGCTGACCAACCAGGCTTCTGCTAGTCCAGGGATCGGGTACAAGATAAGCCCAAAAATAGCATAGACTTTGCCGTCAACCAGGCCGGTAAACGTTAAACCGTTGTTGGCATAACTCAGTAAATAGTCATTCCAATTTGGCATGATTTTTTCGATGTAAATATCAAATTCGTTACGTTGAATTAGTTTCATGTGAAACGGCTGAAACGGGACAAGCTTTTTTCGCTTGCCATCGAGCCGGCAGACGCGATTGAGTTCGCGCAAATCAATCGAAGACATTAAAATCCAAACTCGCTGTTTGTTGCTTTTGTTGCGCAAAGTTTTTGTTGTGCCCGTGAGTGAGAGAGCGCGCTTCACCGCCGCCTAACATACAGTAGCCGAAGGCGTCGCCGACGTGCGAGTGTTCGTTTTTGTTTGGCACATCTTTGAATCGCTCTTGCCCGCTCCCCATGCTTACGCGCTTGAAGTGATAACCACCACTCAAGCTTTTAATCAGCCGCTCACACTGGCGATCCACCAGTAACCCTGGTTTAGAATCAATCAACCGAGTCATAGGGAGAGCTGATGCCTCACGGCGAATGCGGAAAACGTTGCTGTGAGTCGGACGCGCCAAGATGCCCATCGTTTTGAGGTGTTCGAAAGATGTATGCTCATAAGTTGCATCTCGTTGTGATCCTGCCGGATCGCCGTAGATCTCAAAGTTTTGCCGATCAAAACGAATCTCCATCTCGCTTTTTAAAAGTTCAGCAAAACGGTGAAGGCCCATACTGAACGTGACCAATTCTCCAATAACGTGCCAGGTCCCGTGCTTTGTGCGCTGTGCAAAAACAGCGGCCGGTGTGAGGCCAAAGTCAAGGCCGACATAGACCGTAGACATGGGGTCAATGGTTAAATCGGAAACCATTAGGTCGGAGTCAAATTCGGGCCAAACGGGTTTGCCTTCTTTCACATACGTCCATTGGCCGGCGGCGTAGCATTTGATCCAGTCCACTTGCTTTCCACCAAGCAGTTGTTGGTAATAGCCTGACGGCAAATTGTTGTAGTTTTCAGCGGCAGGATTAATTTTCCACCACTTGTTCGCGGCTCGAGTGTATCCCTGGGCCTCGGGATTTTTATCGGGCACTTCATCGGCGGTCGCTTCAAGAACTCCAGGGGGCTGATGATAAAAATTCCAGGCAAATTTGCCGGTGATCGGTTCGCGAACAGCAACGCGATGTAGCCAGGAGTCGCTGTCTGAAGGATTCGAATCGAGCCAAATGCCTGGAGCTGTGCAGCCGCCGTCGGCTTTTGTCGGGTATCGACCGATTCGGTGCGTCAATGCCTCTATGACCGAAACCGGGAGCTCGCGAGATTCGTTGCAAAAGGCGTGAGAGATCTCAAGAGATAATAATTTTTTGGTATCGCGCTCGGAGTCCAGCGCCAAAAAAATAACTTCGAGGTCAATGCCGGCGGCTCCTTCCCTGGCGGGCAATTTCAAATGATGGGTAATCGGTGGAGCCATGCGCACCGGCCCCCAGGTATCCTCGGGGAAAAGCTCCAACCAGGTTTTGAGGGTGGTTGTGCGCAGCATGGGGTAGGAGTTACGCACGACAACGGCTCGAGAATATTTTATGCCATCTCTTGGGCTTGGTTTTTGTTCGACAGCTCGCCTAAAGATCTCGGCGCAACAAGCGTAGGATTTGCCAGACCCAACGGGGCCGATCAAGCCTCGTACGAAAGCTTTGTCATCGTTTAGGAATTTCCAGATCGTCGGACTCCTGGAGAAGTCCAGATTCATCGATTTTGGTATCTTTTTCATCAGGGCCCACCATTTTTACGTCAATAACAGCAGGGGTATCAGAATGCTTTTCTTGCTCCAACAGCCCTGCACTTTTGGCCAGTATTTGACCAATTTTCATCTTGTCCCACATTTCCACGTCAATGGTCGGGGGCAATCCATCTTTGTTCGGTTGAATCCTGATGCGCTTGATGTTTGCCTGGACCGCTTCGGGGATCTCCTTCATGGGTTTCACAGCAAAGTTTTGGCCGGTATCGTCCCAAACAACAACATCGGTTATCTTTGCGTTCCACAGAGCAAGTAGGTCGTTGGCGATACGGTCCCTTGATCGATGGATGATTTCACTCCCGGCGGCGCGCTGGGAAAGTTTTCGGATGCCACCAAAATGTTTGAGCGGACCTCGCTTGATTTTTGGTTTGGTTGTTGTTTTTTTGTCAGCCATTTTGATTATGGTTCATAATTAGACTTCCGATTTTTGCAATTAGAGGTGGAACAACAGCGTTCCCCAGCCCCTTCAATTTTTGTCCTCGATTTTTTTCATTAGTGGCAAGTCTCGGTAACTTTTCTTCCGGCCATTCAAATCGAGCCAACCCTCTGGAAATCCCATCAACCAAGTGACCCACTGGTAACTCATTTGTCCGTCCGATTCTTTTGTCCGAACCGCCTCGTCCAAGTTTCCTCTGTAAGTCGGGCTTCCCCAAAACCGATTTTTTGGTGCTCCGTTGGAATCGGACACTGTCAGAGTCGGCCAAAGTTTTTTCAATTGTTTTTTTCCCTCCACCAATTCTTTCAGACCCCGACCAAAACCTTCGCTTGTCCTTCCGGGTTCGGCTGCACGAGGCGTAGGCCAAATCTTTTCTGACCCCAATGATGAAGATTCTTTCTCTGCGGTGGAGTGCATCTGCGGCAAGAGCTGGTAAATTGAATACTGTGACCTCATATGACTTTTCCAGATCAGCGTACACCTGGTCGAGTGCCAAATTGACGATTCCAGGAACGTTCTCGCCAAGGACGTACCGCGGTTCAACATCGCAGATTGTCCGCAACATTTCCGGCCAGAGATAACGGTCATCTTCGACTCCTCGTTGCTTTCCTGCGACCGAAAATCCTTGGCAGGGGAAGCCGCCGCAAATAAGTCCAATGTCTTTGTGTCTTTTGCCATCGAAAGTCCTTATATCAGAATGAATCGGAACGTGCGACCAGTGATGTTTCAAAACCTTTTGGCAAAAAGGGTCTTGTTCCACAAACTGGACTGTTTGGAAACCAACAGCTTCCAACCCTAGCGAAAATCCACCAATGCCACTGAATAGATCGATAACTTTCATGGTTGATCCCATCGATAGAAAATGTGGTTGTCAATGCGAGCAACCGGGGTGAGTGTCCAGGCCCATCGTGGCGAAACGTCAACATGATGGTAGTGAGTCGCACCCTCAACAAGCTTTATGTCCGGGAAGCTGTAGAACATTGACCAGGCAACTTCACGCATTTGTTTGAAAAGATCCTCATCTTGAGGTGTGTCGGAGATGTCATCGCACCAGAAGGAAAAATGACATACACCGGCGTGTTTCTGCTCCATCACTTCGCAAATGCTATCTGGGTAGCGATCATCTTGAACGCGGTTTAGAACAACTTCAGCAACCGCCAGTTGGCCGACTCTTGGCTCGCCACGGGCTTCGTGGTATAAAATCAATGCGAGGCAAAAAAGCTCGAAGGCCATTAGATATTCCAGTCCTCGTCGTCGTTACTTTGCTGTTTGGAAGCAGGGGGTGGAGAATCTCCAAAGTCTTTGGGCTCTTTTAGAATAATCTTGTATTGGCCTTCAGCAGGGGCCGGCATGGCGTCTAAAACCACGGTGTAGCCGCCTGTTTTGCTTTGAAAAGCTTTGCCAAGCTTGGTCCAATTCTTTTTCTGAGAACCGTCCTGTGCGGTGTATTCGCGTACTGTAAGTGCATCAAGGTGCATAGTAAACTCCCGTATGGTAAGTTGGAAAAATAGTTGTGGGAACCCCCCACGTACACAGCAGGGGGCGGGGGGGTAAGGGTGGGTCTGCTGGTAAAACGAAACTTTTTCCTGGCGCTGGCAGGGTGTATAAAGGCCAATGGAACCTCTGGCCTTTAGACATCTTCGTACACCTTCACAAAATAGGCGAGGCTTTGTGGGGGCGGGCTACCTTTCGATAGCCTGGTCTGAAGTATGTCTCGTGCTGTACCCCTAAACCAGTCAACCGTGATCCCCTTGTCAGCTAGTTGTGCGGCAAAATGTCGTTGCTTCTGGTCTTGATGCCATGGCTGCCTGTACACCTGCTCGCACAGGCGTGCATACTCATATATCAATTTATCCACAATTTCGTTTTTAGGGTTTTTATTATAGTTATATTGGTTAGTTATGCACGTATTGGAGTGCGTAGACTGATACGTACTGGGGTGCGTAACACTAGGCTTCTTTTCTACCTGGTTATACGCATTGGGGTACGTAGCACTTGTTGTTAAGCTAGAGTTATCCACAAGCTTATTGACAGTCTCTTTAACCAGCTTCTCGGGGCTGCTGAAGCCTTTGGCTGGCTCACTGATACCTAAAGCTGCCTTTACTTGTTTGATCGCCGCATCGGCCGTCTTATTGCCTCTCTTCGCTATCGGGCGCTTACTCGTCATTGCTGCTAAGGTTTTATTGGCCTCAGCTTCATCCAACCACTCGGGCCTCTTGTCCGCTGGTAGGGTAGATAGAATCTCTTTGAGGTCCCGATCAGGATCGAACAACACGCGCCACGTTGCGCCTTTCCTGGCGTTCTGTCTTAACGGGTATTCCTTTATCAGCTTTTGCACATATCCCCACTCAACAAGCTTCCGCATATGGTGGCTGATGGTCTGCTGACACACTTGTAATTGTTTAGCCATCGTGCTTTGATTCGGAAAGAAAACCCCGGTATGACTACACGCATAACTGCAACACAGAGCTAGACACCGATACGTCGCTGGGAACTGATTGAACCTCAAATCAACAAGGGCCCGACCTGGAGTGACGACAACAGGTCCCGGGCTTTCACCGTTCCCAAAGCCGGTTGGGGCTCTATGGATCTTGTCGCGCTCCAGCTCGAGTTTCTGATTCACAATGTCACCCATTGCCCGCCCACAGTTTTACGGGCTTCATCTAAAGGCATAAAGATCCCTCTGGCCTTCGACTGCCCCATCGGTGATAGGTTTTTTGCCCAGGACTTTTTAGCTATCGATGCGCAGCTATGAATAATTCCTAAACGAATGATCCACATTTCATTAATGTCCGGGTCACCAATGCCATGAATCCAAATATCAGGGCGCGGTCCTTTCGGATGGATACCACACGCTCGGACCTTACCCCCGGCCGTTCGCTCGAGCATTTGCAGGGCCAGGCGGCCGGTTTTCACGGCCTCGAAGTCAGCTTTAATTTCGCACGTCAGTTTGACGGTTCCCCACAGAGGAATAGGGACCAGCACATTCAGATCGTACTTGGCGTCGTCGCCCTTATCCTTCCAGCACTGAAATCCCTGCGCCTCAAAATAGGATTTGACGGTCTGCTCGAAGCTTTGCCCGGCCTGTTTCTTTTCCCGGAATACAGCCGGGTCGAAGGAGCCCGCAGCCCCAGCTCGCCAGAACTGGGGGCGGTGAGCGCCTAGGGCGGGAAACTGCCCGGCTCTCACAGCGGACTCCTAGACTTCGATAATATCAACATTGTGGATTGCCTCAACCAACTTTTTTTTAAGTTTATAAATCGGCGTTTTATAGCCTTTCACGTCCACAATGCGGCGAACATTGAGCTCCCCTTTAATCGGATCAACTGGGTCAGCGGCGAGGTATTCAAAGTCAGCTCGATAGGTGCAGATCTTTTTTCCATTCACCACGCAATCAAACTTTGGTTGCAAGCGAATGTCTTTCGCAAAACCGCCAGCTTCCATCACCTTCAATTGCTTGTAATAAGCCGCTTCCTTTTTACTGTCAAAAGTAATGCCATCAACCACAGTGCGAACGGCCCGGTACTTACTCATTGTCCTGCTTCTCCCGCATCAGACTTTGAGCTCCGGTATACCGTCGCACCCCTTGCTCAATGAAACGCGTTACAACGTAGTTATAACTTCGTTCTTGCTCATCACAAATTTGTTTTATTTTTTCAAAAACAGATTGCGGTAAACGCACGTAAAATTGCCCTTGTCGCATGATCAAATCTCCTCAAAAGCTAGAAATAACATCTGGCCTCTTGACACAGTATCGCATTCTGCATTATCATGCACCTGTACGTTGAGTTGACGTACACAAATCGCCAAGTTAACGAAAGGGAAACAAATGAAAAAATTAACGAGAGATTTTTGGATCGATAAGAAAGCCGTCCAGCACAAGGACGCCGAAAGCACCGCCGTTGTTTATTTAAGGGACTACGGCCCCTACGTCACGCTCATGGGTTTCGGTGGCAAAAGAACCAAGCCAGATTTTCACTACACCTATAAGACTTTAGAAGGTGCTCATACCAAAATGCAGAAGTTTTTTGAAAGCATAAGGGCTTGGGAGAAGGCCGTTGTTGATCGGAGACAAAAGGCCAAAGCTTTTGTGCACAGCGCGAAGGTTGGCGACATCTATGTGAGCAGTTGGGGCTATGACCAAACAAATGTTGATTTTTACAAGATTACCAA